GCTCTTCCGATCTGGAGAGAGGTATCACAGGCGGAGACCTTGATAACTTTGTTGACGGCTTTGATTTTGATGGCGCATCTGTAGGTGATTATGCTTTTAAGGCAGGACAAACTCCTGTTCTTATTGGCGGCACTTCAGATACCATTGACATTGAAATTCAAGCAATGACAGGCACAACAACAGGTGGTAAAATCCGCATGTTTGCTGTCTGCATGGATGTTGATGACCCCGGTTCATTGACTGCTGACGAAGTAGACCGTGATACACTCGCATAAGTAATCTATAGTGGGGGCAGGGCAACTTGCCCCTACTTACTCTTTAAGGATTTAATATGGCATACGATTACTTAGGCTTGACAAACGAAGTGTTAGCACGAATGAATGAGGTAGAATTAACTACCTCTAATTTTGTGTCTGGCGCACGTGGCTTTCAAGTGCAGTGTAAGAACGCAGTAAACGATGCCGTTAATTATATTAATCAACGTGAGTTTGGTTGGCCCTTTTCTCATGCTACAAAAACAGAAACATTAGTAGCAAGTCAAACACGTTATAGTATTCCAACTGACGCAACACATGTTGATTATGAAACATTTAGAATATCAAAAGATAATACTCTTGGTGTAGCTGGTACAACACTACGTGTGCTTGACTACAAAGAATATGTAGATAGATTTATAGATCAAGAAACTACGTCTGATGTAGGTGGTGTTCCTATTTATGTATTCCGCACACCAGATAATAATTATGGTTTATATCCATATCCTGACAAAGCATATACTTTAAAGTATGAACACTTTAATAAACCTACAGCTTTATCTGCAGCAACAGATGCACCTACAGTTCCAGAACAGTTTCGTCAGGTAATTGTAGATGGTGCTACCGCATATGCCTATCAGTATCGTGGTGAAGCGCAGCAGTATGGTATAAACTTCTCACGTTTTGAAGAAGGTATTAAGCACATGCAGTCTATACTGCTAAATAGAGCAGACTACGTAAGGTCAACTTATATACCGCACTCACAGAGATACGGCATTAACATAGCAGCATTTTAGGTGACACATGGCAGACGAATCAGGATTAAACCCATTCGCCTTTGCCTGTTCTGGAGGATTGGTACTAGACCTATCTACCTTTGAAATGCAACCGGGTATGGCACTTGAGTTGCAGAACTTTGAGCCAGACATTAAAGGTGGATACAGACGCATTTCTGGCTATACAAAGTGGAATAGCAACATTGTACCACAGGACGCTAGTGCTAGTGAAAAGGTACTAATGTCTGCTTATTTTAAGGGTAAGGTTATTGCAGCCCGTGGAACTAAAATACACGAAGCTGGCAAGACAGGTAGTTGGACACAAATTGATACAGGTAGAACCAGTGCTGGTAAATATACACACTTCCGTTACAATTTGGCTGGCACAGATTTTATCGTGTGGGCCGATGGTGCAAATAATGCGACCAAGTATGATGGCACTACTGTTACTGACCTCAACGCAACAGGCGCACCTGCTGACCCAAAGTTTGTAGTAGGATTTAAAGACGCACTATTTTTTGCTGGTATGTCTGCTACACCACAGGCAATAACTTTTACAGCACCATTTACGGATAGTGATTTTAGTACAGCTAATGGTGCAGGTACAATAAATGTAGACAGTAATATTACTGGACTGTTTCCGTTTCGTGACCAACTGTTTATATTCTGTGAAGAACGTATATTTAAATTAGTCGGCAATACCATAGCAGACTTCCAAGTGTTACCTGTTACACGTGAAATAGGTTGTGTTAACGGACATACTATTCAGGAAGTTGGTGGTGACATTATCTTCCTTGGTCCAGATGGACTGCGTACTGTTGCTGGTACAGAGAAGATTGGTGACGTTGAACTTGGTACAATTAGCCGACAGGTGCAGCCAAGGTTTGAAGGACTAACTGACGTTGATGAATTTGACAGTGTAGTTCTACCTGATAAAACACAGTATCGCATATTCTTTTCTAATGCAAATACAACACGTGCTAATACAACAGGTGTTATAGCAGTTAGAAAACAAGCATATGAGTTTGCAGACCTTCGTGGTATAAGACCAAGTAGTACAGACTTTATTGTAGACCAAGGCGAATCTATAGTTTTACATGGCGAATATGATGGTTATGTATATCGTCAAGAAAGCGGCAATGACTTTGATGGAAATACCATTACAGGTAAGTACAGGTCTCCTGACTTATCACTAGGTGATGCAGGTATTCGTAAGAACTTTCAGCGTATAATTATTAACTATGCACCTGAAGCTGCTGTTAATGCAGACCTGTTTGTAAGATATGACTACGAGTCACCACAAGTACCACGTCCTGCTGCGTATCCGTTTGACACTGCCACTGTTGTGGCTGTATATGGTACATCAGTATATGGAACGGCAACATATGGTGGACAGTCAAACCCATTGGTCAGGCAACCGATTGAAGGTTCGGGATTTGCTGTGGCGTTAAGGGTTAATGATAGAGGGGTATCAGCCCCATATTCGCTGAAGGGTTTTCAGCTAGAATTTGATGTAGGAGCAAGACGCTAATGGCAGGTTATACCAGACAGTCCTCATTTACTGATGGCGACATTATCAATGCTGCCGACAGTAATGACGAGTTCAACCAGCTAGTCAATGTATTTAGTAATACGACAGGTCACAAGCATGATGGCACTGCGGCTGAAGGTCCAGTTATTGGTTTAATTGGAGACCCCGGTGTTGCTACACCTATTAACAAAGTTGTTGTTGATGATACCAATAATCGCATTGGTGTCTTTGTTGATGTATCTGGCACTACAACAGAACAAGTTAGATTTCAGGATGGTGTCATTGTTCCTGTCACTACCAATGATGTTGATATTGGTTCTTCCTCTCTTAAATTTAAAGACTTACATTTAGCAGGTGCAGCTAACATTGCTGGCACAGTAACTCTGTCTGGCAATGTTCTTGTGTCAGGCACGTTAGGTGCTGACCTCATTCCTGATGGTGATAATACCAGAGATATTGGTAGCACCTCTGCTGAATGGAAAGATTTATATATTGATGGTACTGCTTATGTAGATGCAATTAATTATGACGGCACAGCCATTACAGCTACGGCAGCAGAACTAAACTTAATGGATGGTGGTACTTCTGCTGGTACAACTGCTGTAGCAGGTGGAGATGGTATTGTAACCAATGACGCAGGAACTATGCGTCAAACTACTGTAGATACATTTGATACGTATCTTGCAGCCACAACAAAAACACTTACTAATAAAACAATTGATGCTGACAACAATACTCTGTCTAATATTGAAGTAGACAACTTTAAAGCTGCTACAATAGTATTAGAGTCAGAGGGTATTGGTTCAAATGACAATGATACAACAATACCAACATCTGCTGCTGTCAAAGATTATGTAGACACACAGATTACTGCAGAAGATTTAGATATTGCAGGTGACAGTGGTACAGGTGCTATTGACTTAGATTCGCAGTCTCTGACTATTGCTGGTACAACTAATGAAATTGAAACAACTGCTTCTGGTCAAACACTTACTATTGGATTGCCTAATAATGTAACTATAGGCAATAACCTAACTGTTACGGGAGACCTTACTGTAACTGGTGATGATATTACTATGGGTACAAACACCTCTGGTCATATCATGGTAGCTGATGGTACAAACTTTAATCCAGTTGCTGTGTCTGGTGATGTTACTATTAGCAGTGCTGGTGCAGTAACTATTGCTAACGATGCTGTTGAAACAGCAATGGTTAATGCTAATGTAATTAGTGGTCAAACTGCTATTACTTCAGGACTAGACACAACCAATGATACAATTCTAATTCATGATGCTAGTGCTAGTGCGCTTAAAAAATTATCACTTGCTAATCTGTCATCTGGTCTTGGCGGTATTACAGATGTAGTTGCGGATACAACCCCACAGCTTGGCGGTGATTTAGATGTTAATGGTAATGATATTGTATCTACATCTAATGGTAACATTGACATCTTACCAAACGGAACTGGTGTAGTAAACCTTGATGGTAATGGTTCATCAGGCGGTGTGTCTATATCTGATGGTTTGATTGATATACGTACAGGCACAGGAAGTGTAGCAAAAGTAAATTTTTATTGTGAGTCTAGTAACGCACATGCACAGACACTGCAAGCGCAACCTCACTCTGCTGGTGTAACAAACACACTGACCCTACCTGCTGGTGGTAATCAGGAGATTGTGGGTACAACAGCTACACAAACCCTAACTAACAAAACACTGACTACACCTACTATTGACCTGTCAGGTGTTACGTCTTCAGGTGACTTGCCTGTAGCCGCAGGTGGTACAGGAGCAAGCACTGCTTCTGCTGCACGTACAAATTTAGGTGTAGCTATTGGAAGTGACGTACAAGCATATGACGCAGAACTTGCTGCACTTGCTGGTCTGACATCTGCAGCAGATAAGGGTATCCAGTTTACTGGTTCTGGTACAGCAGCCGTATATGATTTAACAGCGGCAGGTAAGGCACTGTTAGATGATGCAGATGCATCAGCGCAGCGCACTACACTTGGTTTGGGTACAGCCGCTACACAGACTGTAGGTACAAGTGCAAACAATGTAGTACAACTTGATGGGTCAGCTAGACTGCCAGCAGTTGATGGCTCACAGCTAACTAATCTATCAACAGGTGCTACAGCAGGTTTTGCAGTGGCTATGGCAATTGCACTTTAGTGCTTGACAAATAAACATAAATATGGTATAATTAAGTAACTCGTATTCAGGAGAAATCATGGCACAGGATTTTGAAAGAAACATTGCAAGGAATGTAGGCACGTCAGCTTCTACGCTACGTACTGCAAATTCCGATGATGCTCTTGTTGGTATCAATGTTGCTAATACAACCACCAGCCAAATCAATGTAGATGTCTTTATTAACGATGGGTCAAATGACTATTACATCGTAAAGACAGCACCGATTCCTGCAGGTTCGGCACTACAGTTACTTGATGGTGGTGCAAAGATTGTAATGCAATCCAGTGACGTACTAAAGGTACAGTCCGATACCGCAAGCAGCGCAGATGTTTGGGTCTCTGTTGTTGACTCAATTAGTACATAAGGAATAGCCCATGCCCCTCATTGGTAATCCTATCACTGCAAGTTTTCAGGCTAGACCTGCTACCCAAGAGTTTAATGGTGACGGGTCTACAACCACGTTTACTCTGAACCAGACGGTAACTCAAGAAGATATTATTGTATCTGTAGATGGTGTCGTACAGGAAAGTGTTGATGCGTTCACTGTGCCAGACGGTACAACACTCACCTTTACTGCAGCACCGTCAAGCGGAACAGGTAACATCTTCGTAATCTATATGGGTGTGTCTGCAGCGTCTGTAACACCTGCTGCAGAAAACAAAGGTACGTTTAAGGCAAGCGGTATGTTTCGTACCAACGCACAAACACTCAGTTCCAACACAACCATTCTGGCAACAGAGAACGCTAACGTAACAGGGCCACTTACAGTAGCCAGCGGTGTGACACTCACCGTTGAATCTGGTGGTACATTGGTGACGCTATGAGTACGTTAAAAGCAGATACAATTCAGAATACATCTGGCGGTGCGGCTACGCTGACGAAGCAAGAAGTTCCTAAAGCACGTTTAATGTACGACCAAGCCAACACAAATATTGATGGTAGTTTTAATATAAGCAGTGTTGACGATGCGGCTGCAGGAAGACATTCGGCTAATTTTACGTCTAATCTTTCTCTGGGTTTTGCCACTACTGCCTCTTCTTCAGATACATCCAGCGGTCAAAATGACACCAGCGTAAGGGGGGGTGGAAACTCTGTTACTACACAAGTTACAACAGGGTATCAAGTCTTGACTTATAAAACCACAACGGCAACAGACATGGAACTTGACGCAAGTGTTTCAGTAGGAGACTTAGTATGAGTACCATTCTTGTAAACACGCTCACGGGTACAAGCACTGCTGGCTCTATTGCGGTCACAGGTGAAGGTAATTCAACCACGACCAATCTTCAGCAGGGGTTGTGTAAAATGTGGGCAAGATTAGATGGCACAGGCACTATTGGGTTGGATGACAGTTTTAATGTGAGCAGCACGGCAGATAATGGAACAGGTACTTATGCTTTTATTTTTACCAATAACATGAACAATGCAAACTATAATGTTGCACACGCTAGTGGAAATCAAATACAAATTCATTCTGGGGCAAACACCTCAAATGTTACTATATTGTGTAGAGACCAAAGCAACTCTAATGAAGATGTTGACCCTGCATTTTCTAACATACACGGAGACCTCGCATAATGGCTGGAAAGATTGTAGCAGATACGCTGGAACACAGCACCGCAGGGTCGCTTGATACGCAGTTTGTTGTGAATGGTAGTGCGAAGTCTTGGGCTAATTTTACTGGAACTGGTACTATTGCACTAAGTGACAGTTTTAATGTGGCAAGTTTATCAGACGAGGGAACAGGTGAATATGAAACTAATTTTACTAA